ATGGAAAATTTTCAACTAATTATAAGTTTTCCAATTATGGAGTATTCGATAACAGTTACAATGCATTGTTTACCAACGATGCGTCTTTCAACAATATGGGTTCGGTTGTGAATCATGGAATATTTACAAATACTACAAGAGGTTTTTTTGATAATAGTTACAATTCCCTCTTTACCAACGATACGTCTTTCAACAATATCGGATGGGTCCTCAATGATGGAAGTTTTAACAATAGTGCAACAGGATTTTTTGATAACAGTTACAATGCTCTCTTTACGAACAATAGATCTTTCAACAATAGGGGTAGAGTTCTCAATAATAGAACATTTCAGACTAATTCAGGATCCTCTTTTAATAATGATCCGAGTAACAACTTTATTAATAACAAATTGTTTTATCAAAAAAGTTTTGGTGATACCCGTTTATATTTAGATTCTATTCAAATGAATAATGGTTCCCAATATAGTATAGATGGTTCTGGATCATTTCTGTACGATAATATTGTTAATAGCGGTAATACATTTAATAATTATGGAAACTTTTCAACTAGTTCTAAGTTTACAAATGATGGTTCATTTAATAATATAAATGAGTTTAAAACTACTTCCAATGGAATATTTACAAATACTGCAAAAGGGTTTTTCGATAACAGTTACAATGCATTGTTTACCAACGATACTTCTTTCAACAATATCGGACGGGTTCTAAATAGAGGTAATTTCATCAATACTGCAAGAGGTTTCTTCGATAACAGTTACAATTCCCTCTTTACCAATGATACATCTTTCAACAATATGGGTTGGTTTCTGAATGATGGAAAAATCAACAATAATGCAAGAGGTTTTTTCGATAACAGTTACAATTCCCTCTTTACCAACGATACGTCTTTCAACAATATGGGTTGGTTTCTGAATGATGGAAAATTCATCAATAATGCAAGAGGTTTCTTCGATAACAGTTACAATGCTCTGTTTACCAATGATACCTCTTTCAACAATATGGGTTGGTTTCTGAATGATGGAAAATTCATCAATAATGCAAGAGGATTCTTCGATAATAGTTACAATTCTTTATTTACCAACGATACGTCTTTCAACAATATGGGTTGGTTTCTGAATGATGGAAAATTCATCAATAATGCAAGAGGATTCTTCGATAACAGTTTCAATTCTTTATTTACCAACGATACGTCTTTCAACAATATGGGTTGGGTGCTTAATGATGGAACATTCATCAATAATGCAACAGGTTTTTTCGATAACAGTTTCAATTCTTTATTTATAAATGATGCATCTTTCAACAATATGGGTGGCTTTAATAATTATGGAATATTTGATTGTTCTTTTTCAGATAGTACACCATATTTTAATAACCAACTTAATTATCTTTTTAAAAATTATTATATTTTTAGAAAAGGGTTTACAACCAATATATCCATCAATTTTGATATTATTCAAATGATGCCAAATTCTATATATAAAATTTATGGTAAGGGAACAATGAATGACGATATAATTATACCATCATATATAAATTTTTATGTTGAACCCACGATAGGAGACATTAATGCTAATTGTAACATTATAAATAATGGAGTTTTCACAAATCACTCGCCTAACTACCTATACACTATATTTTCATTTCGCATAAAAAAGATATTCTCAAATTATGGTACTATTTATAATGGTGATATTAGTAATGTTACTAATCTGTATGCTTCATTTGTCATAGATATCAGCGGTATATTCTATAATGGTTATCCAGGTATAAATACAGCAAATACTTTTTATAACAATCAATCTCTTATCAACGGCGGTACATTTTTTAATTATAGCAATATAGTTAGCAAAGCAATGAAATATGATAATAATATAGCCACTCATGGTTCTTATTATATAAGTTATTTTAATTCAAAAATTACAGTGGGTAGCGCACATTTTATAAATAAAGGTACCATTACTATGACAAATGGAGTCCTCTTATGTACCGGCTATTTTTGGAACGAGGGATCTATAAATTTAACTTATAATGGAAACGGTTTTACTACAGCGTATGGTTCCTTAGAAGTAGGAATGAGTGAGAGTGGCATTTTTAAGGGTGGGTATTTTATAAATAACGGATTTATGCAAGCAACCAATGCAGGTAGTCAGGGCAAAACAACTATTTTGAGAAACGGTGGTTTATTTATAAATAACGTGCCGCTTTCTTTCGCGTCAGACTTAGATGCGGACGGAACAAGTATGTTACGAATTTTAGCTGATACGACTTTTTTTAGTGGCATACGTAGTGTTAGTGTTATTACAAACTTGTCAAATCCCAACAATAATCGGTATTCTGGTTTTACTGCTACCTATGTAAATACTAATAATTTTAGACATCCATATAATATTATGACTAATCCTCTTGTTACCTATACACATCCACCGAGTAACTATCTCCTTGGTATTTCGTGGATCGGTGGTAATAATCCTACTATGTATGACCCATATACTATTACACTTCCAGCCAATTCTACTACTACAATCGATATTTCTAATAATAATATGAATATAGTCTACATTAAATTTAGTTCAAATAGAATTGTGCAAAACATAATAAATAAAATTATTATACCAACTGGCGCTACATTAAATTTAATAAATACTAAAAATACTACAAATGGAATAATTAATACTACGATAATTAATAACGGTACTTTTACTACACAGACAAATACTGGACCTATGACTATCGCTGATAAATCAAAGATTTATAACTCCAGCTCCAGTACTATTAAAATAAATAATTCTATAACAAATTTAGGTTATTTTGATAATAGTGGTAGTTTTCTAAATTACAATTCATTTATTAACCGTGGAAGCTTCACGAATAATTCACAAAGTTTCTTTGATAATAGTTACAATGCATTTTTTATAAATGATTCTTCTTTTAACAATATGGGTACACTTGTCAATAATGGAACATTTCGGACTAATTCAGGATCCTATTTTAGGAATGATACGAGTAACAACTTTACTAATAACAAAATATTTTATCAAACTAGTTCTGGTAATACCAGTTTATATTTATATTCGATTAAGATGAACAGTGGTTCACAATATAGTATAGATGGTTCTGGATCATTTGTTTCTCCTATTAGGATTAATAATGGTATTACATTTAATAATTATGGAAACTTTGCAAGTAATTATAATTTTTCAAATGATGGTTCATTTAATAATATAAATACTTTTTTTACATCTATTCCTAATGGAACTTTTAACAATAATTTAACAGGATTCTTCGATAACAGTTACAATGCTTTATTTGTAAATGATACATCTTTCAACAATATGGGTAGAGTTCTTAATGATGGAACAATAACGAATACTGTAAACGGTTATTTTAATAATGTTCCCAATTCATACTTTACCAACGATACGTCTTTCAACAATATCGGAACTTTAGTACTGCAAGGCAATGAAACTTTAAATCGTGCTATTTTTGGTACTGGTAATATAATTTATTAAAATGTTTAGAAGACACATCTTTTGTAAAATAACTTTACTTTCAACATACTTGTTTGCATATATGGTAACAAAAATATTATTGTTAGTAATAATATTTTTGTGAATTTGCGTATCATCCTTGAAGTTACGGGTAATTTATTCCTTTATTTACTTCGAATAGAAGCCGTTGTTACTGTTCTTCTTTTGGTATTTTCTCTATAAGAAAACCCTCCTTTTTGTTTTCTATGTTGTTTTTTTGTTTTTCTATTATATTTGTTATTTTTTGATTTTCTATTATAGTTGTTATTTTTTGATTTATTTCCTCCCATTATTTTCCCATTCTTTACAACAATTCCATTTCTAGTGAGAATACCCTGAATTTCACTTGGTTTTTGCGCATTTCTAATTTCTGTCAATGCCTTTTTGTATTTTAGGACATTCCCTTGCTGCGAAGCTTTATAAGATATTTGGTCTAATAATGTTTTAAAATCAAATTGCAATTGACTACCTTCGAGAGAAGTAACATTAATTATTTCATTATTAGGTATTGTCTGAATTGTTGAATTATTTGGTTTTGTGGGTTTAACAGGTTTTCCTTCAATGATATTTGCAATATCCAAAATAGATTGTTCGATTTCAGAAAACAATTGGCTATATTGCCCTGTTTCTGTTGAAGGTGCCGCTTTTGCTAATATTTCTAAATTTGCAGTAGCTTGTTTTATCGCCTGTGTAGCAGTTATTATTCTTTGTTTTAAATCCTCATTTTGTTTTGTAAGTTCGATTATCTGTTGGTTTAATGCGTCTATTTTACTTTGGCCTTGATTTTGGTTATCACTTATCATTTTTGCCTGTTTAGCAGTTTCATCTGTTTTTTCCTTCAACTCTTGTTGTAAAACCAGTAATTTATCGTCCTTTTCTTTAATTTGACTTATAAGTTGATTTATTTTTGCTTCATTTTGTTGTATCAAATTCTTTATTTCTTGCGCGTGTTGTGCATGGATATCGCCTTTACCAGATAATTCATTTGTTAACGTTTGTACTTGTTGTTTAAGCGCAGTATTTTCATCTGATAATTTGCGTATCTCTTGTTCTTCAACGTCAATTTTTTGTTGAAGAACATTCTTTTCACCAGAACACTTTTTTTGAAATTCGTTAAGTTGTTGCGAAAGTTGTTGTTTCTCTCCTTCTAACGCGTTAAACCTTTGTTTTAATTCTTCAATTTCTTTATCTTTTTCTCCTATTGAAACACTATTTGAGTTAACATTACCTTGCAACCCATCAATAGTTGCTTTTAATTGAGTAATCTTTCCTGCTAAATTTCGAATTTTATCATTTATATCTTTTAGCTTAGCAAGTAAATTATCACTGAACTTTTGTTTTTCTTGAATACTGGTTTGGATTCTTTGATTCATTTGATTTAAATTGTCCATACTACTTTGAAAATCTTGCAAAAAATTTGGACTTTGTGTCATTGCTATATATTTAATTTATATTAAATTTGATAAAATGGTTATGTATAATTATTTTGATTTATCATCTATTTTAACATTTATTTCTTTTACATTATTTATAATAGAGTCTAAATTTCTTTTAATGGATTTTATTTCACGAAGAATATTTATTTGTTCTATTTTTGCATCTTCAATATTTTGACGAGTTAGTTCACCCGACAATGTTAACCCTTCAATATAATCATTTAATATTTGAAGAGCTTCCATTTGTTGTTGTTTTTGTTGTGAAATATATTGATAATAAACGACATAATCATCTTTTACTGTATCCAAAAAGCTGTTGTGTTTTAATATAACTTTGAGTTTTTTGTGTTTTTCTAGTAGCATTTTTTGTTTATAATTGATTAATTCTTGAATTTTTAAAAAATGCGCATCCCTCTCGACTAAAGGTATTTGAAATTTAATTTTAAAATCTTCATTTTCCATTCCTAGAATATAAAACTATTTTATTATTTTATAAAAAAATATAAAATCTTTGTAATATATTATTTAGGATGTCGAAAACCCAAACAGAACCATTGCTAGCTCCTGACGATAATCGTTTCGTTATGTTTCCAATTAAGTACCAAGATATATGGGAAATGTATAAAAAACAAGTGGATTGTTTTTGGCGAGCCGAAGAAATTGATTTAACAAAAGATTTGTCGCACTGGGACAGCCTAAATCGTGACGAAAGATATTTCGTGTCTATGATTTTAGCATTCTTCGCTGCTAGTGACGGAATTGTTTTGGAAAACCTTGCTTCACGTTTTATGAATGATGTACAAGTTTCAGAAGCAAGAGCGTTTTATGGGTTTCAAATTGCTATGGAAAATATCCATAGTCACACTTACAGTCTATTAATAGAGACTTATATAAAAGAGAAAGAAGAAAAAGACCGGCTATTCAATGCTATCGAACACTTCCCTTGCATTAAAAAGAAGTCCGATTGGGCGCAAAAATGGATTCGTGATAATCGTAGCAGTTTTGCCACGCGTCTTGTTGCTTTTGCCTGCATTGAAGGTATCTTTTTTAGCGGTGCGTTTTGTAGTATTTACTGGTTGAAAAAACGCGGTCTTATGCCAGGGCTTACGTTCTCGAATGAGTTAATCTCACGAGATGAAGCGCTTCACTGTGAGTTTGCTGTGCTTTTATATTCCAAATTGCTTAAAAAAGTCGACAAGGCCAGAATTCACGAAATTATTCGCGAAGCGGTTGAAATTGAAACAGAATTTATTTGTGAGGCGTTACCTTGTAAGTTGATTGGAATGAATTCTGATTTAATGACACAGTACATTCAATTTGTTGCAGACAGATTGTGCGTACAGCTTGGCTACAAAAAAATTTATAATGTTACGAACTGTTTTGATTGGATGGAGCTAATTAGTTTGGAGGGCAAAACAAACATGTTCGAGAGAAAAATTTCAGAATATAGTTTAACAAACACCTCTAAAACAGACGCGTTTGTGATCAGCGATGATTTTTAAATAAAATAATTGAAACAAATAAATAACAAGTTTTAATAACTATATAAAGACAATACTATATACAAATATATTATGCCTAAAACTCAAATTGATTATTCTAATTCTTATATTTACAAGTTGTGTTGTAATGATGTGAATATTAAGGATATTTATGTTGGTAGTACCACTAATTTTGAACAAAGAAAGTCATTACATAAAAGAACCTGCGACATTGAAGATAATCAAACCCGTGTATACAAATTTATTATAGAAAATGGCGGTTGGAGTAATTGGTCAATGATTCCAATCGAAAAAATATCGTGTCAGGATAAAAAAGAACTACTTATAAGAGAAAGATATTGGTTAGAAACTCTTCAAGCAACATTAAATTGTAATAATCCAATTACTTCAAAAGAAGAAAAGGAACAACAAAAGCAGGAATGGTATGAGGTAAATAAGGAAATAATATTAAATAAATCAAAGGAAAACTATCAAGAAATTAAAGAACAAAAAATAGAATATCAAAAAAAATATGCAGAAGAAAATAAAGAAAAAATATCTGAATATCAGAAAGAATATGCAGTAAAAAATAAAGAAAAAATAGCACAACAAAAAAAAGAATACAGAGAAAAACACAAAGAAGTACTTAAAGAAATGGTTTCTAATTGGAAAATTAAAAATAAAGATGCTATAAAGGAGAAAAAATCCGAGATTATTACTTGTGAATGTGGAAGTCAACATTCATTCGGTAATAAACATAGGCATCTTCAATCGAAAACTCATATAGATTATCAAAATAAGTTATGCGGTAATATTTTTGATATAAAAATAGAAGATCAAATTAGTGAAGAAGAAAAAGCAACAATGATTAAACTTAAACAAAAAGAATACAGAGAGAAACACAGCGAAAAATTGAAGCAACAAAAAAAGAAATACAATGATTCGCATAAACTAGAAAATAGTGAAAAAAAGAAAAAGTATTATCAAGAACATAAAAATGAAATAATAGAACAGACGAAAACATATTGCCAATTAAATAAAGATAAAATTCAGGAGTATAAAGATATATGGTATCAAAAAAATAAAGAAAAAATTTTAGAGAAACAGAAACAGTTATTTACTTGTGAATGTGGGTCGGAAGTTAGAGCTTCTAGTAAGTCTAGTCATTATAAAAGTGTTAAACACCAACAATTTTGTCAACCTACCCAAATATAAAAATATGTAATATATTATCACAAATATTACATATTTGACTTTTATTTATCAACAATGACAGTTTTAGATATGTTACGAATAATTTTATCCTCTTTTTCGATATCATTATCACCAGACCCACCGCACGATTCTATAATAATCTTATTATATTGATCAGAATAATTGGATGATGCTTTGAGACAATCTGGGTGTGCTTCTTTAAATTTCAATATAAGCCGATGATTTTTTGATGCAACTCTTTTGATCGCTTTTCTGATTTTCTTTTTATCATCATCTTCCTTTTCCCATTTGTTTTCATCTTTTATGTACATAATTTCTCTCTTTTTATCTGTACAATGAATCGGGCGTTGGGTTACATCAAGTGCCTGCAAGTTACGTGTAATAATATTGGTAATCCCTTCTACATAACCAAGTTTACCTACATTTTCTAAGTCCGACAATTGCAACTGTATAGAATCCACAAAATCCATAATATTCATTGCATCTTTGCACGTTTCATTTAAAAAGAAATTTAAGTTAAATGCTTTATTATGGGAGTTTGTAGTGTTATTTGTAGTATTGTGAGTGCCATTTTTTATAACTTCCATCATGATCGTTTGTTGGTCCAACATCATATTTTTAAATTCGGAATTTTCTTTTACAAGCTCGGAATTTTGTTTAATAAGCATTAGAATAACATCTTTATCAAACGATTTATCTAGTATATTATTTTCATCTTTACAAATGTTATTATCTATATTGTATATATTAGTTGTTTTTTTAGTAAATAGTTCTACGCATTTCTTTTTATGTCTCCATAGTCCTGTCCTGTCTTTATAATCTTTGTTACAAAACTCGCACCTTAAAGATATAATTTGCTTATTTTTGTTGCCGAGTGTTGCTAAAATGTGTTTTCTAGACAACATATGTATTTCATAGTTGCTGCGACGGCACGATACATAGTCACATTCTGTACATTCAAAATAATCTGCTAATTTTTGCTTAATATTGTTGCCGTTTGTTGCCATATAGTAGCAACAGATTTTAAGCAAGATTTTTTTCGTAAAAATTTTTTAAAATTTTATCGTAACAATTTGAAAAATAAACATTTCCGCGTCAGACCATAAATTTCAATTATGGTCACAAATGTGTATTTTTGCATAAAATATTTTAGGTTTTCATTTTTGGACATTTTTTTTGTCCATTTTTCAAAACCTAAAAAAACTTTCCCACAGAAAAATCACTAAATTTTTAGATTTTCTTTAAGTACCTTTAATATATATTGTATTGCTTTAAGTACCTTTAATATATATTGTATTTCTTTAAGTACCTTTAATATATATATTAAATTTGTCTTTCTATTTATCAACAATTACAGTTTTAGATATGTTACGAATAATTTTATCCTCTTTTTCAATATCATTATCACCAGATCCACCGCACGACTCTATAATAATCTTATTATATTGATCAGAATAATTCGAAGACGATTTAAGGCAATCTGGATGTGCTTCTTTAAATTTAAGAATTAGCCTATGGTTCTTAAATGCCACTCGTTTTATCGCTTTTCTTATTTTCTTTTTATCATCGTCCTCCTTTTCCCATTTGTTCTCGTCTTTAATATACAGCGTTTCTCTCTTTTTATCAGTGCAATGAATAGGTCTTTGTGTTACATCAAGCGCTTTCAAATTTTTGGTAATAATATTGGTAATACCTTCTACATAACCAAGTTTACCAACATTTACTAAATCAGATAATTGCAACTGAATAGATTCAACAAAATCCATAATATTCATTGCATCTTTGCAGGTCTCGTTTAAAAATACATTAAGATTAAAGGTTTTATTATGAGAATTCGTTGTATTATGATTTGTAGTATTATGTGTTCCATTTTTGATAACTTCCAACATCATATTTTGATTGTCTAACATTATATTTTTAAACTCTGAATTTTCTTTTACAAGTTCGGAATTTTGTTTAATAAGCATTAGAATAACATCTTTATCAAACGATTTATCTAGTATAATATTTTCATCCTTATCAAGTATATTATAATTATGTTGTTTTTTCTCTGTACATTTTTTTTTATGTTTCCATAATCCAGCAGCAGTTTGATATTTTTTATAACAAAACTCACATTCTAAAGTATTGCTAGAAATTTGCTTGAAATTATTTCCATTTATTTCCTTCAAATGTTTTGCAGTCATTAAGTGAACGGATAAGTTACTTTTACGGTCTGTTATGAAGCAACATTTTTCACAACAAAAAAGGTTGCTTGTTTTTTGCTTGTTTTTATTTCCATTTATTTCCATATATAGGAAATAGAAAACAAGTTTAAATTATTTTCAGATAAAATATAAAAAAAATATCGTAACAAAATGAAATATATTTTTAAAGTCGTCACACCATAAATTTCAATTATGGTCACAAATCAGTATTTTGGGCAAAAATATTTTAGGTTTTCATTTTTGGACATTTTTTTTGTCCATTTTTCAAAACCTAAAAAAACTTTCCCACAGAAATTTCACTATTTTTTTAGTATTTCTTTAAGTACCTTTTAATATATATAATATTTTCAGCCAAGAAATTCTAAAATAACTTATGTGGTTTATTTTAGCTTCATTTTTGCAGTCTCGTAATCTAGTTTATCACGTTTATTCTTGTTTATTGAAGATATTTTACCTAGAAGTTTAGGAAATTTTATGCTATTTTTTTTGCTACATTTTGTGGTAGCTTTTATCGTATGTACGCCAACATATGAAGCCAACTCAAAATTAAATATAGTATCAAATATATCTGCATCAGACAAAGAATCCGCAGAATACGACAAATTTTCTAAACGGGTAATGTCCTCTTTACAAGCTAATGTATTATTAATGTAATTTTCTTGAACCATTAATGTATGAATTTCGTGTGACATCCAATAATAACTGAATTTACTATCGATAGATAATTCTTGTGAAAATAATTTTCCTGTTGTATCAAATATATTTAAGTTTTGAATATTTTTACTTGTATCGCTTTTTCTTAAACCAATCTGTAAAGTATTTAATATATAACGTATATCCCCATTTGACTGCTGGTATAATTTATCTATTCCTTTTTTACTGATGTGTATCTCTTCTCTAGTAACAACTTTATAAATTAATCTGTAAACGTCATCATAACTAGGTTTATATAGTTTAATATCTAAACAAAAATTTAATAACGGTTTAATATTTTGATTATAACGGTCATCACATATACAAATAATAGGAATCTGTGTTTCTTTAATACATTCTGACAAAGTAGATAGAAAACCATAATCACTTCCAATACTATCAATATCACTAACAACCAGAGCGTTTTCTTGACCATCAAAGGTTTTCTTTGTTTTCAAAAGTGGTTTTATATATTGTGAAATGTATTCTTTGTTTCTATCATCGTCAATAGATAAATGAATAATGTTATAATCGTGTTTCTCAAGTAGAAGGTCTATCATCAATGATTTTCCAACACCATTTACCCCAGATATTAATGCGCATTTACTCTTTTTATTTGCAGGATCCCATTCTAATAACCATTTTATGAACAATTGGATATTATCTTTATTTCCAATAAATTCTTTTATAGTAGTTGGACGATACTTAATAGTAAACATTATAAGGTTGTTATAATATTTATTTTGATAAATAATTCATTTTTATTAAAAACACAAATTATTATTTAAACAATTAAACCCATTTACAAAATAGAATGATAACGTGTGATTTAAGAGGTGGTCTAGGTAATCAAATATTTCAAATTTTTACAACTATTGCATACGCAATTAAAAGTAAAAACCAGTTTAAGTTTTTAGCTTTGGAAACACTCGGAGGAGGCTCTTCGACAATGAGAAACACTTATTGGGCGTCGTTTTTTATTAATTTACAAAATTTTTTAATAAACGAATTACCTAAAATGCATATTATTCGAGAAAAAAATTTTGTTTTTAACGATTTATCAGTTATCGATATGGTAAATAGAGATGTTTTAATATGTGGTTACTTTCAAAGTTATAAATATTTCGAAAAACATTATGCGACTATTTATAAAATTATTGGAGTTAATAAGATGAAAGAAACATTGTTAAATAAGTTTTATTTGAAGGAACAAGACCTAGAAAATACAGTTAGTATGCATTTTAGAATAGGGGACTATAAAAAAATTCAAGATGTTCATCCGATAGCAACATATGAGTATTACGAAAATGCGTTAAATTACATACAGACTCTTAAACCAGAGCAAAAATTCACTATAATGTTTTTCTGTGAAGATGTTGATATTTTTACTGTTTTAACTAACATAAAACACCTGGAACAAAAGTTCCCAACTTATAAATTTATTAGAGGCGATAATCTACTAGCTGATTGGGAGCAAATGTTATTTATGAGCTGCTGTCACTACAATATTATAGGAAATAGTAGCTTTAGTTGGTGGTCGGCTTATTTTAACTCATGGCAAGATAAGATCGTATGTTATCCGTCTGTATGGTTTGGAGAAGCAGCAAACATTGATACAAGAGATTTATGTCCTAGCGAATGGATAAAAATAAACGTCTAAATAAATGTTGCGATAAATTATAAATGCATTAAATTTATAATAATTAATTGAATAATTGTCTAAATCACCCGTAACTTCACGGGTGATACGCAAATTTACAAAAATATTATTAATAACAGTAATATTTTTGTTACCATATATGCAACCAATTATATTGATAGTATAATTTTTTTACACAAAATGTTACGAGGGAAATAAAACCTTCGGGTGTTTTATGCCGTTATTCACTTAAGATGTAAAATATTTTAAATATCAATATTTTGATAAAATTTATAATTTAAATTATGTTTGCGTTTTATTTTGGTTAATAATGTCTATATAAAACATATATATATGACTACTCTTCCTGAATATTCTAAATATACAGATTCTATTAAAAAGAATCTCTTAATGTCCGACGAAGAAATGTATTTTAAAAGTGACTTCGATTATAATTACGTATTAGAGCATGTTCACTTAACCGAAGGAAATATATATTTAGAATTTATACATAAAAAATTTAATGATATTTTTATAAAAAATAAAGATTTTTTAGTAAATCTATCTATCTTAAATGACAAGATAGGCAAACCCAACAAATACAATTTTGATAATTTTACATATTGTTCTCCTACTAATTTGAGGTATATTTATCATAGTTTTATGATACTTGATATGATTTTAAAAAATAATTATACAAATGTTGACTTAATTGAAATTGGTGGAGGATATGGTGGTTTA